GGAAACGGTCTGTATGAAGCTCTGCTCCGCATGGGCCGGGAAACTTGTGACTGCTACGTCATGGTTGGTTTAACCGATGTGCAGAAGAAAAAGCTGATGATGGCCGACAACAAGGTCTATGAGCTTGGCTTCACCGATGTTGATGTTATCGAAGAACTGGTCAAGGAACTAGACGGGGACGTAGATGTTCCCGGCTGGGATGCGGACCTGTTGGAAATGCTGAACAGCACCGAGGACGAAGCTGACGAGATGATTGGCTCTTATGGCGATTTTCCGGAAAACGAGGTATCGTCCATCAACCGCCAGCAGACAGAGGAACACGTTCCGTATGCCGAAACCCCGACCTACCCGGTGGTAACTGCCCCACAGCCTGCTCCTGTCGTCTCCGTTGCCCCACAGCAACCATTCACGGCGCAGGAGGTGTCTACACCTGCCGAATCGCAAACCGCTGCTCCGGCGGCCCCCAGCGGCGCAGAGCAGCACAGGTACATCCGCTGCCCGAAGTGTGGTGAACTGATATGCCTGTGAAAGTTGTGGAAAGCAGCATGGATGTGCTGCAGGCGGCGAAGATCCGCATCCGAAACGTATTCGCCAACGGCTGCAAAATCTACCTCAGCTTTTCATCCGGCAAAGACAGCCTGTGTATGTCCAGTCTGGTCTACGATATGATACGCTCCGGCGAAATCAATGCCAGTCAGCTGACAGTGACGTTCATCGACGAGGAAGGGCTTTACCCGTCCATGGTCGATGCGGCATACCGCTGGCGCAGGAACTTCCTGTCGGTCGGCGCAAAGTTCCTCTGGTTTTGCCTGCCGTTCAAGCAGGTGTCCGTCATCAATCATCTTTCCAGCTCCGAATCGTGGATAACGTGGGAGCCAGGCAAAGAGGATGTCTGGATGAGGAAGCCGCCTGATTTTGCTATCATGTACAGCCCCTACCTCCACTATGCCGGAGAGATGAATTACCAGACGTTCTGCACCAAGGCGTTTTCCGATGGCATCCAACTGGTCGGCCTGCGCACCGCAGAAAGCCTGACCCGCTACAAGTGCATCGCCAACACCAAGATGGAGCGCATCTCCAAAGGCGGCAAGTTCTATCCCATCTACGACTGGTCGGACAGCGATGTGTGGCTGTACATCAAGCAGCGCAACCTTGAATTCCCTGAAATCTACATGAGGCTCTATGAGGCTGGTGTTCGGAAGAACGCCCTACGGCTCTGTGCCTTTTTCGGTGATTGCGGCACACAAGGGCTGCGGTGGATAGCCGAAACAGACAATGACCTGTGGGAGCGCATCCAGCGGCGTGAGCCCAATGCCTACCTTGTCCTGCTCTACTGGGATTCCGAGATGTTCCGGCGAACCACACGAAAACGTGGTGAGTTGGAAGAGGATGCCGAAAAGAAAGACTACAAGACCTTGTGCAAAGACCTGCTTTTCCTGCACCCGGAGCGATACACCATCGCAAAGGACACCCTGTCGCACGTCGAACACTGGCGAAGGCTGTTCATCAAGACGTACGGGATTGCCGAGGAAAAGCACTACAAGACCATGTACGAGGGCCTATTGTACGGAGATCCCAAAATGCGCATCCTGCGTATCCTCTGGACCACCATCTACAACGACCACAACGCCCGAATCAAGGAGGAGCAGAACAATGGCAAACATTGACGTATTCGCACCGCTGGCCTCACTCCAGTGGGTAGACCGCAACACCATCCACGCCAACGACTACAACCCCAACAAGGTCAGTGAGGAGAACCTGAAGCTGCTGGTGCAGTCTATCCTGACCAACGGCTGGACGCTGCCCATCGTGGTACGCCCGGACGGAACCATCATTGACGGCTTCCACCGCTGGACAGTATCAGGCCGTGAACCGCTGCTGTCCCTGCTGGGCGGCAAGGTGCCTGTCGTAGTCGTAGACCATCACGGTGACGAGAGCGCCGACGTATACGGCACCATCACCCACAACCGCGCCCGCGGCACACACCTGCTCGACCCCATGAAAGCCATCGTGAAGAAGCTCATGGACGAGGGCAAGACCGTGGACGAGATTGGCAAGCAGCTGGGCATGAAGCCCGAAGAGATCTTCCGTCTGTCCGGCTTCACCAAAGACGAGTTCCTGAACATGATGACCAAAGACCATCCGACATACTCCAAGGCCAAGGTCATCCGCAGCATCTGAGAGAGGAGCGTATCACAATGCCTGTCGTAGACATCTACGTTAATAAGCCTGTACCTGTGCAGGACATGGAGTTCACCTTCGTGTACGACCCTGTAATGGTTGAAGCTGCGCTCCACCCGCCCGACGGCGGGCAGGAGCAGCCGTTCGGTGCTGAAAAGGTACTGTGACGGGGGTACCCTACCATGAGCGGGCTCGACGACCCCGAAATCGTGCTAGTTAGTAAGGGAAAAATCAGCCATTTCGTTACGCTTTGTATAACGAGTTTCAAGGGATTTTCCAGATAGTTTTACCAGAAAAGGAGGTGGTTTCTGGATGTCTACAAAAGAAAGACTTGCCGACAGAAACGTGACCACCACCGAACTGGCTTCGATACTGGGAATCACAGGCCGCAGGGTGCAGCAGCTGACACAGGATGGTGTGCTTACCACCGTCAGCCGGGGCAAATTCGTGCTGTCTGATGCCGTGCAAGCGTACATCGGCAGCATCTCCCGCGGTGGGCTGACCAAGGAAGAAGCGGAGGAGGCCAAGAAGATTGAGCGGGTCAAGGCCAAGGCTGAGGCCACACTCAAGACCAGCAAGGCTAAAATCGCGCAGGCAGAAGCCAAGGAATTGTCCGGGCAGATGCACCGCAGCGAGGATGTGGCAGCCATGACCGCCGAACTTATCTACACCATCCGGGGTGCGCTGATGGCGTTGCCCAGCCGGGTGGCCATCAATGCCGCTGCTCTGTCTGACCCTGCCGAGGTTGCAGAGTATATGCGCGGCGAGGTCAATCAGATTGCGGAGGAAATCGCTCTGTTCCGCTATGACCCGGCCAAGTATGAGGCTCGCGTCCGGGAACGCCGGTCGTGGACTGAAAAACTGGGCGGTGACGAGGATGAGTGACAACGCCACAGTAGACCGCCTGAATGCTCTGGTGTCGAAGCTGGTGGCAGCTATTCGCCCACCGCCCAACGTGACGGTCAGCGAGTGGGCAGCACAAAACCGCATCCTGTCCCCGGAAGCATCTGCTGAACAAGGCCGCTGGCGCAACAGCAGAACGCCCTATCTGGTGGAAATCATGGACGCATACTCCGACCCTCGCGTCCATCACATCGTTGTCGTTGCATCCTCGCAGGTCGGCAAGAGCGAGTTCGAAAACAACGTTATTGGGCGCACCATCGACGTTGACCCCGGCTCCATCCTTTTTATCCATCCGACAGCCGGAGACGCTATGGAGTACAGCAAACTGCGTATTGCACCGATGATACGAGACTGTCCTACGCTGCGGTCTAAGGTGGCAAAGAGCAAAAAACGGGACAGCGGAAACACCATTCTGCAAAAGTCATACCCCGGTGGCATCCTGACGATGTGCGGTTCCACCGAGGCCCACGCTCTGGCGTCGAAACCCATCCGCTATGTGCTGGGCGATGAACGTGACCGCTGGGCTACGAGTGCCGGCACTGAGGGCGACCCTTGGGAACTGGCAATGGCCAGACAGACCACGTTCTATAATGCCAAGGCGGTGGAGGTCAGCACCCCCACCATCAAGGGGCACAGTGCCATCGCCAAGTCCTACGTCAAAGGCACAATGGAACGCTGGGTATCCCAGTGCCCGCACTGCAAGGGCTTCCACGAACTGCGTTGGGAAGATATTCGGTACGATTACGACACCATCGAGACCCACGGCGAGAAAACCTACAAGGTCAAGGATGTGTGGTATCTCTGCCCGGAGTGCGGCTGCATTTCGGACGAGGTGACCATGAAGCGGGCACCCGCTCACTGGCAGGCCGAAAACCCAGCAGCCTATGAGAACGGCATCCGCAGCTTCTGGCTGAACAGTTTTGTCAGCCAATGGGCGGCATGGAAAGACACCGTGCTGAAATACCTGAACGCCTTGGGCGATACCAAGAAGATGCAGGTTGTCTACAACACCCGCCTTGGGCTGCTGTGGGAAGACCGTGGCGATGTGCAGGACGAGGATACCATGCTGGGCCGCAGGGAGGAATATCCTGCAGAACTGCCGGAGGGTGTTCTGGTGCTGACTGCTGGCGTTGACACGCAGGATGACCGCATGGAGTACGAGATCGTGGGCTTCGGCCACTTCGGGGAAACATGGGGCATCGAAAAGGGCATCGTCAGCGGCAGACCTGACAGCGATGAAGTCTGGCAGCAGCTGGACGAACTGGTGTTTGACCGCAAGCTGAAATTTGCTGATGGCGTGGAACTGCCTGTGTCCATCAAATTTGTGGACGAGGGCGGTCATTTCACCCAAGAAATACGCCAGCGCTGCCACGACCGCATTGGCAAAAAGGTTTTCTGCATCAAGGGTTTTCCTGGCTCTGATAGGCCGTTTACCAGCCCTCCGAAGCAGCAAAAAATCACGGTGCAGAACCGCTACATCGGGATGTGCTGGCAGTACCAGTTGGGCGTTGACTCCGGCAAACAAATCATCATGGACGACCTTAAAGTGCAGGAGCCGGGTGCCCGGTACTGCCACTTCCCGCGCCGGGATGATTACGGCCTTGGCTATTTTAATGGCCTGCTGTCTGAGCATTTGGTTTACAAGGATGGCCACCGCAATCCGTGGCAGTGGGAGAAGATCTCCGGCCATGAGCGCAACGAGCCGTTGGATTGTAGAAACTATGCTCTGGCGGCTTTCAAGGTGCTGCCGAAAGACCTCGATGCCATTGACCGCAGGCTGAAACAGCTGCGTGGCAAGGCGGTCGATACCCCGGCAGCAGTAAATATTCAACAACCCATCTCCCGCTCCCAGCCAACCGGCAGGAAGCGGGAGAAACTTTTAGACGACTGGTGAGGTGTGAGATATGGATACCGTGACCATCAAAAAGCGGCTGGAGTTCCACACGCAGCGGCTTGATAACCTGTATGTGGCCTACCACAAGCTGCTCTCCGGCGGCGTGAAAAGCTACCGTCTGGATGACCGGGAACTTACACGCCTCGACCTCGGCAAACTCAGCGATGAAATCAAAGAGGCCGAGGAAAAAGTCGATGAACTGACCGCGCTGCTGAATGGACAGAGTGCCCGCAAGGCATTCGGCGTTATTCCGCGCGATTGGTGATTTTTTAGGGTGATAGCCCATCTGGGCTTTTGCCGCGGGCTGGCTGCTTTTTACTCCTTTCCCCAGCCAGCCCGCTTAGTTTGAAATTTACGGAGGCGATTACTTTTGAGCGTCAGATACCGCGTCACTGCTGCACCGCAAGCCAGCGGATACAGCGAGGCGGGCGCATCCTACAAGCGGCGCGCGCTGCGGGCATTCTTCCCCAACAGCAACTCGCCGAGCAGCGATATACACGATAACGCCGACACCCTGCGGCAGCGCAGTCGGATGCTCTACATGAGCGCACCGATTGCCACGAGTGCCATCAACACAAACCGTACCAAGGTGGTCGGCACTGGCCTGACCCTGAAAGCTACTGTTGACAGGGATGTGCTGGGGCTTTCCCCGGAAGCCGCAAAGGACTGGCAGACCAAGACAGAGGCAGAGTTCCGACTGTGGGCAGAGAACCGCCGCAGCTGTGATGCCATGGGGCTGAACAACTTCTACGGTTTGCAGCAGCTGGCCTTGAAAAGCTGGCTCATGAGCGGCGATGCGTTCGCCGTGGTGAAAATCCGCAACCCGGACAAGCTGCATCCCTATGGTCTGCGGTTGCATCTGGTGGAGGCCGACCGAGTGTCCACCCCGGACAAGTTCGGCGGTCTGTTGGACGGTCTGGGCTACACTGAGGGCAAGAATCCCAGCAACGACAATAAAATCTATGACGGCGTGGAAGTGGACAGCAGCGGCGCAATCGTGGCCTACTGGGTGCGCAACACCTACCCGCACGAGTGGAAGAGCGATACGACCACATGGCAGCGGGTGGAAGCGGTTGGCGCAAAGACCGGGCTGCCCCAGATCCTGCACATCATGGAATCGGAACGTCCTGACCAGTACCGCGGCGTTCCGCTCATTGCACCCATCATCGAACCGCTGCTCCAGCTGCGCAGATACACTGAATCGGAACTGATTGCTGCGCTGGTTCAGAGTTATTTCACCGCGTGGATCGTAAGCAATACAGCCAAGAGCGGTATTCCGTTCAACGAGGTGGGCGGCGGCGACCTGAACGGCGTTCCGGTGGATAATCCGCAGACCGACAATGCCAGCCACAACGAGAATGAATACGAGATGGGACCCGGTCAGGTGTTCCACCTCGGCAAGGACGAGGATATCAAGTTCGGCAGCCCGAATGTTCCGACCGCTGGCTTCGATACGTTCGTCAAAACGCTGTGCAAACTTATGGGCGGTGCCATTGAGATGCCGTATGAACTGCTGCTGAAAGAGTTCAACGCCAGCTACTCGGCAAGCCGCGCCGCCCTGCTGGAGGCATGGGAGGCGTTTAAGATGCGCCGTACATGGTTGGTGGACAGCTTCTGCCAGCCTGCGTATGAAATCTGGCTGGCGGAGGCCGTAGCCCGTGGGCGAGTAATCGCTCCGGGCTTTTTTGATGACCCGTTGCTCCGTGCAGCGTGGTGCGGTGCCCGCTGGATTGGCCCTGTGCAGGGCAGTCTTGACCCGCAGAAAGAGGTCGAGGCAGCAATTCTCCAGACCCACCACGGTTTCCGCACCCATGAGCAGGTCACCCGCGAGATGGGCGGCGGCGACTGGGAAGAAAACGCCGAGCAGCTGGCTCGCGAAAACGAACTGCTGAAAGCAGCTGGCAGCGAGGGAGCAATCGAAACCACCGCCAGCATTACGACACAGGGAGGTAAGCAAAATGCCCAAACCGAATAACGCACCGCAGGTGAACATCCAGCGGCCTTGTTACGCAATGGCCAGCACTGACGGCCAGACCGCCGACATTACCATGTACGGCGATATCGTGGAAAAACAGCCCATCGACAGATGGACCAATGAACCAATTCCCGGCCAGTACATCGTTGAGAGTGAGTTTCTGAACGACTTGGCACAGATTGAGGGGTGTTCACAAATCACCATCCGCATGGACAGTTTGGGCGGCGATGCAGGCGTTTCCATCCTGATTCACAATCGGCTCCGGGAGCTGGCGGCCAAAGGCACCAAGCTGGTCTGCATCGTGGACGGTGTGGCAATGAGTGGCGGCAGCCTTATCATGTGCGCCTGCGATACCGTCCGCGTAAATCCGTCCAGCCTCGTGATGATTCACAAATGCTGGAGTTTTGTTCTTGGCGCATACAACGCAGATGAACTGCGCAAGGCTGCCGATGCCAACGATGCGTGGGACAAGTCGCAGGTCAGCATCTACAAGCGCAAGACTGGGATGTCTGAAACTGTGCTGTTACACATGATGGCCGACACTACCTATATGACAGGCAAAGAGGCCGTAGAAAAGGGCTTTGCCGACGAACTGCTGGATGATGCTGAACCCGTTGCAATCTCCGCAAGCGCAGACCGTCAGACCATCTACGCAAATGGTCACGCCCTGCGCCTGATGCCTGGCGTAAAGTTGCCCGACAACATTCCTATGGCTAAAGCGGCTGCACCTGCTGCCGCTGCTGCAAATACACCGGCGGCACCCGCCGCCCAGTCCAACGAAGGAGGACAATCCACTATGGCAAACAATGCAAATCCCACCCCTGCAACCACCGCAGCGGAAAACCCGCAGGCCGCAGTTGACGCAGCCGTGAGCGCGGAGCGCAACCGTCTGGCCGAAATCGATTCGGTGGCAAGCCTGTTTGACCCCGCTCTGGTGCAGGAGGCTAAGTACGGCGAGACCGCTTGCGATGCTCGCGAGCTGGCATTCCGCGCCGCCAAGGCTGCTGCTGCGCAGGGTCACGAGTTCCTGAAGAATCTGGCAACGGACAACTCCGCATCTGGTGCACAGAACGTGGAGGCTGTTCCGGGCGCGTCTGCATCTGGCAGCCCGGAATCTCTGCCCGATGCAAAGGGCAATGTGCCCAAGACGCAGGCCGAGCGCATGGCTGCTGCCGAAGCAGCCGTCGCCGAGCTGCTCGATGACGACAAGAAGTGAGGAGGAACACTACTATGAGCGAACTGAGCAAATCTCTCGGCACCATGGAATTTGATGGTCTGATTGCCGACATCAACCCCAAGCTGGTTGTCAGCGGCGGCACCATCCGCAAGCTGTCCAAGGCCGATACCATCAAGCGCGGCACCGTTCTGGCTAAGTCCGGCGGCACTGCTGGCGATAACAAGCTGGTCGTGCTGGGCACCGCTGCTGCCAGTAATGAGGTGCTTACCGCTTACTGCATCCTGTGTGATGACGTGGCCGTTGGCACCACTGACGATGTGATTGCTCCGGTGTACCTGATGGGCTGCTTCAACTCCAACAAGGTTACCGTGGCCAACAGCTACACCATGACCGAGGCCGACAAGGATGCCCTGCGCAACGGCGGCATCGTCTTCAAGGCCGCTGCACCCGCACTGTAAGGAGGATATAACAATGCCTGCTGAACTGAATTTTTTCGATACCTACACTCTGATGGCTGTGCAGCGGCGCGCCGTTCCCAGACAGACCTTCTTCCGCGACCGCTACTTCGGCACCGATGACGGCGATATCTTCAACTCCGACAAGGTTCTGACCGAGTACATGGATGGTGACCGCAAGATAGCCGCGTTCGTTGGTCCTCGTGTCGGTGCAATCCCGATGGAGCGCACGGGCTACGAGATCCACGAGTTCGAGCCTGCTGCTATCGGCGTGAGCCGCGAACTGTCCGCCGATGACCTGACCAAGCGCGGCTTCGGCGAGGCCATCTACGCCAACAGTTCTCCCGCCCAGCGTGCCGCAAGGCTGGTTCAGAACGACCTCGTGGACATGGACAACCGCATCATCCGCACCGAGGAGTGGATGTGCGCACAGACCATGCTGGAGAACGGCTGCACCATGCAGGAGATGATCGACAACCAGACCAAGGGCGAGGCCAAGGTCGTGAAGTTCTACAGCCCCGGCCACGAGAATGACCACCTGTACACTGTGGCACACAAGTGGTCTGAGGATACCGGCGACTTCTTCGGCGATGTTCCTGCCATGTGCCGTCTGCTGTCCAAGCGCGGCCTGCGCGCCGTTGACCTGCTGCTGGGTGCCGATGTGTACGATGCCGTCCTGAACATGGAAAAGGTTCAGCGTCTGCTGGATAAGAACTCCGGCATCATCGTCGGCAAAATCGAGCAGGAACTGAGCGCATACGATGGCGTCACCTACGGCGGCACCCTCAACTTCCGCGGCTATAAGCTGAACCTCATCTCCGTGGACGAAACCTACGTCGACACCGCCAACGCAGAGCAGCGTTACTTCCCGAAGACCGATGCGCTGATTACGGCTCCGGCCTGCGGTCACCTGATGTATGGTGCTATCACTCAGATCAACTACGGCGATACCCAGCACTCCACCATCGCCGCCCGCCGCGTTCCCAAGTTCAGCATCGATCAGGAGAACGATGTGCGTAAGATGAGCCTGAAGACCCGCCCGCTGGCTGCGCCCAAGAACTACATCCCTTGGATTCGCGCTAAGAACGTGGTCGGTTAAGCCCGGCCTGAAAGGAGTACACCGATGATTGTTGAAATTCTTTGCGGCGGCTACGGCTGCCCCACCAAGACAGGTGTTCACACTGTTTCGCGCGGCGAGCGGTGTGAGGTCAGCGATGCCGAAGCAGCCCGCCTTATCGGGCTGGGTGTGGCGAAATTCGCGTTTTCTGCGCCCACCGCCCCGGAAACCGCCCCTGCGGAGGCTCCGGCAGCTGCGGAAAGTAACGACACCCCCGCAGCCGAAGCCTCACAGAACGGCTCTGAGACGGCGCACCTCGACCCCGACCAGCTGCACGATATGACCGTTGTCAACCTGAAAAAGCTGGCCGCGGATATGGGCATCGACACCAAGCAGCTCAAGACCAAGGACGCACTCATTCAGGCTATCTGCGCCGAGGACGTTGTGCCCGGTGACGAGTGCACCGACGGTCCTGAACTGGCAGCTGCGATGCCCACGGCGTGAGTGCCTTTAAAGACGCTGTGCAGGAAGACCTGAACAGCGTCTTTCTGAATCTGGATGAGTTCGCCGAAACGCACACGGTCTACTATGATGGAGAGGAATACCCTGACGTTCCTCTGGTTTTGACAGGCCTCTCTGAAAAGGAACGTGTACGCCAGGCCATCAGCGACCATGCGCAGGGTCTGTACCGGGTCAGCCGGGTACTTCACTGCGATATTGCGGCCCTCGGCGGAAAGCAGCCTGAGAAGGATTGCAAGCTGGGCATTGATGAGGATGGATTCGTCCGAAACTACTATGTGGCATCCTCTGTCTGCGAGATGGGGATGCTGCGGGTGGAACTGGAGGCGATTGACGAATGAGTGATGTGACAACGGACACCATGATGCACAGCGTAGCTGCTGGCATCACCGTTGACATTGCAGAGGAAGGATTTGACCGGGTGTCTGCCCTCCTCGCCGGAATTCCCGGAGGCGCCAATCGTGCTGTAGGATCTGCGCTGGCTCGCGCCGCTGCCGCCGGAAAAACGGTGGCGAAACGGGCAGTCACGCAGGAGTATGCCATCAGCAGCAGTGAATTTTCCAACCGCACAAAGAATATCAACAACATCCAGCGGGGCAGCAATGGCGAGGTTTCTATCAACTTCGGCTACCGTGGCAGCGTCATCCCCCTTAGAGTTTTCGATACCAAGGTGGACCGCAGCGGCCGCGTGGTAACTCGCGTGAAGAAGTCCGGCGCAAGACAGGCACTGGACCACGCTTTCGAGGCGAAGATGGGCTCTCACTATGGCATCTATGAGCGGCAAGGAGAAAAACGGTTCCCGGTCAAGGAACTGTTTGGCCCTGCCACCCCGCAGATGATGTACTCCAACGAGAATGTCATGGACTCCATCGAGGAGAAAATGGCATCCACTTACGAGGAGCGCATTGAGCATGAAATCACGCGAATTTTGAACGGATGGGGTGTCTGATATGACCAGTGTTGTTTTGCTTGAGCAGCTGAAAGCGTTTACCGAGAAAATCATGGCCGATATGATTCTCCCGGTGGCTATGCAGCAGGGCGATACCGAACAGGCCTACCGTGCCCCGGAAGTCTATCTGATGCGGTTGCCTGACAGCCGTTCAGCCAAGAAGAAAGCCCCGTACATCATCCATCGGGTCATTCCGCTGGAAACGGAGCAGCAGCCCGGCAGCGAGGAGCGCACGGTAGTTTCTGTGCGCTCTATCTTTTGCTGCTACAACCCGGATGAACAGGAGGGCGATCTCGCTCTCCTGAACATGATGGAGCGGTTTCGCGTGGAATTGCTCAAAGTCCGCAAGGTAGGCGGCACTGGCACTGATGGAAAGCACCGGTACCAGTTTACGCTCGTCCTGTCTCCCGGTCATAAGCTGGAAAGCGTTCCTTACGATGAGGAAACCAAGCCGTATTATGCCGGAGAGATGATTACCCACTGGAAGCTGCCGACCGTGCAGCAAACGGAGGATATTAAATTATGGCGGTAAAAAAGACCGCGGCGGAACAGCCCGCCGAAACCACCGTGAACGCCGAGCCTGCGCAGAGCAAGCCCGGCGTTTCCATTTACGTCGGTCCGTCTATTCTGGGCTATATCCAGAAGAACACGATTTACCCCTGCGCTGCTGCGGAGGCTGTGAACCGTGACGATGTGAAGATTGCCACCGAGAAATATCCCGGCGTGGCCGACTTCATCATCGATGTGGCCGAACTGAACACCACGCCTGAAAAGGCAAAAGCACGCGGCGAGGCCATCCTTGCGTATGCCCGGATGCTCGCCAAATCCAAGTAAGGAGGATTACATACTATGGCAGATCATGGTATTAACGTCAGCCGCGCCGACACCGCCGTGGCGACCCCGAACGCCGCAACCTGCGGCATCCCCTTTGTCATCGGTACTGCACCGCTGTCCAAGGCAACTGGCACCGCTGCAACCGCTGGCACCCCTGTGCTGTGCACCAGCTACACCGAAGCGGAGGAGCAGCTGGGCTATGACGACGACTGGGCCAAGTACACCGTCTGCGAGGTGATGTATTATCACTTCAAGCTGTGCGCCTGCCAGCCGGTCATTTTCCTGCCCGTTGGCGAGACCGCTGAGGCTTCCGATGTGGCTGCCGCCGTTGAGCAGGTTGAGCTGTGCCTGACTATGTTCGGCATCGTGCCCGACCTGATTATGGCTCCCGGCTTTTCCAATGATGCCACTGTTGCGGCTGTTCTGGACGCAAAGGCTGGCTCCATCAACGGCATGTTTACCGGCAAGGCTCTGGTGGACATTTCCGCAAATACCTATACCGCTGCGGTTCAGGCGAAAAACAGCGGCACCTATACCGAAAAGACCATCCTGTGCTGGCCCAACGGCACCCTCGGTGATCTGCGTTTCCACGGCTCCACCGTCGAGGCGGGCTGCCTTGCAGAAACCGATACCGGCAACGAGGGCATTCCCTATGAAAGCCCCTCCAACAAGACCGTTCACATCGACGGCCTGTGCGATGACGATGGCAACACCATCAACCTGACCTATAATCAGGCCCTTGTTGTTGATGCTGCAGGCATCTGCACCTTCCTGAACTTCATGGGCGGCTGGACCGCTTGGGGCAACCATACTGCGTGCTACCCCAAGTCCACGGATGTGAAGGACTACTTCATCCCGCTCAGCCGTATGTTCGACTACGTCTCCAACACCCTCATCAAGACGTTCTGGAGCAAGCTCGACAAGCCGATGAACCGTCGTCTCATCGACACCATTCTGGATAGCGCCAACATCTGGCTGAACGGTCTGGTGGGCGCAGGCTATCTGCTGGGTGCCCGTGTGGAAATGCTGGAAAACGAGAACCCGCTGACCAGCCTGATGGCGGGCAAAATCAAGCTGCACGTCTACATGACCCCGCCCTCTCCGGCGCAGGAGATTGATTTTGTGCTGGAATATGACGCTGACTATGTGACCAGCGCACTCCAGTCCTAAAAAGGAGGCACTACAATGGCAATCGATCAGAGCGTTATCAACTTCGCGGTCTATGAGGACAGCGTGGAGTATCTGGGTATGTCGAAAGTTACCCTGCCGGACGTTACCTTTCTGACGCAGAGCATTTCGGGCGCTGGTGTCGGTGGTAACGTCGAAGCGGTCATTCTGGGCCATTTGGAGGCTATGACCCTTGGTCTGGAATTCCGCACCACCACGCCGCAGTCCGTCCAGTTGTCGGAGCTGCGCCGTCACTGCATTGACCTGCGTGTGGCAAACCAGTATGAGGATCCTGTTGCGGGCACGGTCGAGGCACGGAAGGAAAAGCATATTTTCGTGGTCGTGCCCAAATCGACCAAGGGTGGCGCCATTGCCCCCGCAACGCCCACCTCTGGCTCCGGTGAGTACGCTGTCCGCTACTGGGCAACGTACATCAACGGTAAGAAGGTGCGTGAACTGGACCCCCTCAACTTCATCTGCTACATCAACGGTGTGGATTATCTGGCCGGTGTCCGTGCGGCCCTGGGCAAGTAATCCGCATATACCGTTCCGCCGGAGCTGCATTTTGCAGTCCCGGCCTATTTTTTGAGCGTGAAAGGAGCTATCCAGCATGAACGCCGTCATTGACCCGAAAGAATTTGATGCAGCTCAGGCTGCCGCTGCAAAGGCTGCTGCCGCTGCTGACCCGTATACCTACACTCACAAGCTCCAGAAGCCCCTTGACTATGAGGGCAAGCACTACGAATCCCTCACGTTCAACTGGGGCAAGCTGACCGGCAATGACTCCATCGCCATCGAGGCAGAGCTTACGGCTCTGAATCAGCCGGTTATCATCCCCTCGATGAGTGCGGGCTACCTTATCCGCATGGCCTGCCGGGCGTGTACCGAGCCTATCGGTGTTGATGTCATTGGTGCTATGAGCATCCGGGACTACAACACCATCCGCACCAAAGCGAGAAATTTTTTGCTGAGGTCGGACTTGTAACCGGTGATGGCGGCGTGTGGCTGCGGCGACAGGTGCTTGCAATGGCACAGGTCAACTGTACGCCTGCGCCCTACTGGCTGGAAATGCCCCTGTATCAGTTCCGGCAATGGATCCGCAGCAGCAATGACCTCATTGCCGAGCGCCAGAGAGCGAGAAAGGACGGTAAGTAGTGGCTCGTAAAGAGTGGGAGCTGCTGTTCAACCTGTCCGCCAAACAGAACAGCAGCTTTTCCAGTACATTCAAGGCTGCTCAGTCTGCCCTTGTGGAAACGCAGGGAAAGATTCAGCAGTTGAACAAAGTACAATCCGACATTTCGGCGTACCAGAAGCAGCAACAGGCCGTTGACGCAACCCGTCAGCGGCTTTCTGTTTTGCAGCAGCAGTACGACAACATCCAGAAAGAGATTCAAGAAACCGAGGGCTACTCCTCCGCGCTGGAAAACAAGCTGCTTTCCAAACAGGCGCAGATCGACAAGACCACGGCCTCCCTGAACACTTATGAGCAGCGTTTGGCTGCCACCGGGAACGCTCTGCACGAAGCTGGCGTGGATACCACGCAGCTGACGGCGGAAAGCGTCCGGCTGGAAACTGAGGTCGATAAGCTCAAGGATAAGCAGGTTGACCTCAAGAAAACGATGGACGAGGCCGGTGAGGGCGCAAAGGGATTCGGTGAAAAATCGGTCGAGGCGCTTGAGACGGTCGAGGCCACGCTGGCCACGGTCGGCATTTCAAAGGCCCTCGGAGAAATCCGGGATGCCTACATGGACTGCATCAACACCGCAGGTGATTTTGAAGCATCCATGAGCAATGTCGAGGCCCTCTCCGGTGCTACCGGTGAGGAGCTGACGGCCCTGTCCGACAAGGCCAAGGAGATGGGCGCGACCACCAAATTCACCGCTGGTGAATCGGCTGACGCTCTGTCCTACATGGCTCTGGCAGGCTGGGATACCCAGTCCATGCTGGACGGCATCAGCCCGGTGCTGAATCTGGCTGCTGCCGCCAACATGGATTTGGCGCAGGCATCCGATATTGTCACCGACTACCTGACCGCCTTTGGCCTGAAAGCCTCCGACACCACACACTTTGTGGACGTGATGGCCTACGCCATGGCCAATTCCAACACGGATGTCATCCAGTTGGGTGAGGCTTACAAGGCGTGTGCAGCTACCGCTACATCCCTCGGCTACTCGGTCGAGGAAACCACCGCTGTGCTGGCTACCATGGCCAACGCCGGTGTCAAGGGCGGCGAGGCTGGCACGGCCCTGAACGCCATCTTCACCCGCCTTGCAACCAACACGAAAGAGTGCGGGGACACCCTTGCAGAATACGGTGTGCAGATTTATGATGCGCACGGCAATATGCAGAGCCTGTCCAGCATTCTCACAGGCATGGCCGGTATCTGGGACACCCTGACCGACCAAGAGCAAGCCAACCTTGCAAAGGTCATTGCCGGTACGAACCAGTATTCCAAACTGCAAACCATCATGGCCGGGTGCAGCGAGGCCGCAGCCGAGGGCGGGCAGTCTTTTGCGGACTACACCGCAGCTCTGAACGACTGCGCCGGATCTGCCGATAAAATGGCAGGCACCATGCTCGACAACATGAACGGCAGGCTGACCTTGATGCAGTCCGCAGCTGACGGTCTGAAAATCGCCATCGGTGAGGATTTGACCCCCGTGATGTCGGATTTGTACGATGTCGGCGCGGAAGTCCTGGGCTGGATGCAGGGATTTGTAGAGGAAAATCCCGGTGTGGTCAAGGGAATTGCAGCAGGAACCGTCACGCTGGGCGGCCTGGTCGGCACGCTGACTGCGGTTTCAGCTGGCATAAAACTAGCTCATGCGGCGGCAACTCTGTTCACTGGCTCTCTGGCGGGACTTGCTGGCCCGCTGACGCTTGCATCTGTGGCGATTGCAGGAACGGTTACGCTCGTCACGGCACTGGCAACATCTGCCGATGCGACGGTGCCCTCTGTAAAGGAGCTGACCAGCGCCGCTCGTGACATGGGCGACAGCATGGAAGAAGCGAGCGAAAGCTACGATTCCACCCTGTCCAACATGGCAGCGACCGCCAGCGTTGCGGACCAGTACATCAGCAAGTTGGAGGCCATCGAGGCCGCCACAAATGGGAACACGGACGGAAATGCCGAATACCACGACACGCTGGCCCGGCTGTCTGTTCTGGTGCCCAGTCTTGCAGATGATATTGACCTTGAGACCAATTCCATCAAGGGCGGCACCGCAGCGCTGCGCCAGCACACGGATGCCTATGTGGCGGATGCCAAGGCACAGGCCCGACAGGAATACCTGAACACCCTTTATGACCAGTACAACAATGTGCTGGTTGAGAGTGCTGAGAACGAAACCAAGCTGGCGACCGCGCAGGCAAAGGTGGAAAAATCCAATGCCGGCATGTCTGCTGCCTACGATAAGCTGCTGACCACCCTCGGCCTGACGGATGAGCAGTTCAAGCTCACCTACGGCACGGTGGAAGATCTGCCGTGGCGCACCATGAGCGAGGATGTGCAGCAACTGCGCACTGAGTATATGGGGTACTCGGATGACCTTGTCACTGCCCGGCGGGAGGTCGAGAACTACACCGCCGCCGTAGAACAGGATCAGGAGGCTATCAATGCCGCCGAGGCCGAGTATCAGGAGGCCAGCGCCGCAGTCGATGCCCTGAATGCTTCGCAGCAGTCCGCCGCCGACAGCGCAGACGATGTTGCAGCGCAGCAGCAGAATGTGGCGAATGCCATCTCTGATGCAGAGCTTCGGATTCAGGACATCATTGCAGCCTACAAGGATGCCTATGATGAAGCCTACGGCAGCATCAGCGGCCAGTATGCGTTGTGGGATTCTGCGGAAAAGGTCGTTTCGACCTCCGCTGCATCCATCAACAATGCACTGCAAAGCCAGATCACCTACTGGGACAACTACAACCAGAACCTCGAAAAGCTGAACGAACGGGCGGCTGACATCGACGGTCTGAGTGAAATTATCGCCAGTTTTGCGGATGGCAGCAAGGAATCCGTCAATGCGATTGCCGGTATGGCCTCGGCCTCGGACGCTGACCTCGCCAAAATGGTTGAGAACTACGCTGCGCTGAAAGAAGCGCAGGATACCACCAGCGAATCTATCGCCGACCTCAAGACCGGCATGAGCAATTCTATGGACGAAATCGCCCAGACCGTAGCCGATACCGTATCGGAAATGGACATGAGCGACGAGGCCACGAAAAGCGCCAAAGCGACGATTCAGGGCTTCATCGATGGCGCATCCAGCATGATGCCCCGTGTGCAGGAAGCCTATGCCAAAATCGCCTCGGCGGCCTCTACTGCGCTGGCAGGCTCCAACGAGCGCTACAATGTCAACCACGGAATCCCCGGATATGCTGTTGGTACAGAAGATGCGGCCCCCGGCTTTGCCCTCGTTGGTGAGCATGGCCCGGAGCTGGTCTACTTCAACGGCGGGGAATCTGTTCTGACGGCATCGGAAACCAGACGGGAGATGGAGAGCGCAAGCGTTACCCCCATGAGCGCTGAGCTGCCAGAGAGCAGCGGCTCCTCCTCAGCACGCAGCACGGTTCCTATATCGCTCTCGCCGGTTTACCATATCTCAGGTATATCTGATACTGCCGAGCTGCAAAATGTCCTGAATGCCCAGAATGACAGCCTGAGAGAACTTGTCCTCGAAATCGTGAAAGATGCAGAGGACGATGATTTCAGAGGGAGGTATGCATGAGTAAAACCTATACGACTGTGCAAGGCGACCGCTGGGACAGCGTGGCCTATAAGCAGCTCGGCAGTTGCGCCTATGCTCCCAACCTGATGGCTGCTAATCCGCAGCACTTGGGCTATTTTGTGTTCCCGGCCGGAATCGTTCTGACGCTCCCGAATACCGAGACACAAACCAGCTCCACCTTGCCTCCGTGGAAGAAGGTGGTCACATGAGCGACGAAAATACCGCCCGCCATGCCGAGTGTACGGTGGAGTTTGACGGTGTGGACATCACCAGCAGCATCAAGCCCTACCTGCTGTCGCTGACATTTACCGATAATGAGGAAGATGCCAGTGACGACCTGCAGATCAAACTCCAAGACCGGGAGGGCGTTTGGATGACCGACTGGCTCCAGAAGATGCTGGACGGCGATGTGTCGGCCGCATCTACTGATGGCTACAAGGTTGGTGACGTGGTGCAGTTTCTCGGTGGTCCGCACTACAAGGCATCTACCGACAAAAAGGCAAACGGAACACCAAAGGCTGGTCCGGCCAAGATCACCATCATCAAACATGGTGCGCTTCACCCGTACCATGTTATTCACACGGACGGAACGTCCAGGGTCTATGGCTGGGTCGATGCCAGCGAGATCTCCGGTAAATCTGGCGGCAGTTCTTCCGGCAGCGGTGAAGGCGGCCTGAAAATCCGGGCTACCATCACGGCCTGTAACTGGCACTCTGACGGGAAGGATGAGGCGCTGGACTGCGGGGAGTTTGAGTTGGACAGCATAAACGCATCCGGCCCGCCCGACATCATCACCATAAAGGCCACGGGGCTGCCCTATACCAGCCAGATCCGGCAGACCAAGCAGAGCAAGGGGTGGGAAAAGTACAAGTTATCCGGCATCGCCAATGAAATGGCGAAGAAGAACGGTATGCAATCCCAGTTTCTTGCAAAGCAAGACCCGGAGTATAAGCGTGTGGAGCAGTACCGCTGCTCTGACATCGACTTCCTGTCGCAGCTGTGCCATGATGCCGGCCTGTCGCTGAAATGTACAGACGGCAAAATCGTCATCTTCGACCAGAAGGAATACGAGGGAAAAGATTCTGCATGGACTGTCACCAAGGACGACAAGAGCTATATCAAGTGGAACCACACGCTCGGCCAGGCCGGAACGCAGTATGCGTCCTGCCGGGTGTCCTATGTTGGGCCGAACGGCAAGCCCCTTGAGGGTATCGCCTACGTCAAGGACTACGATGCCAAGAGCAAAACCAACCAGCAGCTGGAAGTTTATGCCCCGGTCACGAGCAAGGCCGAGGCCAAAGAACTGGCTGCCAAAAAGCTCCGACTACACAACAAGTTTGAGCGTCAGGTGGGCTTTACCTATTCCGGTGATCCGGGCAAGGTGGCCGGTCTGACGTTTGAGGCTAAGGACTTCGGGCCGTGGGATGGAAAGTACATCGTGAAGCAGGCCAAACATACCGTGACTGGCTCTGGCGGGTACACCACGCAGGTTTCCGGCCGTCATGTTTTAGGAGGGTACTGATGAACACTGCTGTTGATGTTCGCCTCGGTAAAGTCACCGATGTGAACAAAGAAAAGCGCCTTGTCCGTTGTAAGTTTGAGGACACCGGCATCACGTCCGGTTGGCTCCCGGTGATGCAGCACTACAAAGCCATTGTCTATACGGAGTCAGCCGGTGAGCATAATCACCAGTATATCCACCCCAGCCCCTACAACCTTGAAATCAAAAAGACCATGGATGGCTCCCGCCAGATTTGGGATGAAGAGGAAAAGGTTATCGGAGCGGACAACTCCACCGACCATCAGCACAAGTCTCATGTGGTGTGGTGGTTGCCGGCCGTTGATGATACGGTGGTCTGCCTGTACCTCCCGTGCTTCAATGCTGATGGTTTTGTTCTGGGAGGGATTTATCCGTGATCGTTGGTTGCCTCGGAGACATCAGCTTTTCCGTGTTTGATAGTCATGTCGAGACCATCAAGAACATGGTGCAGAATGTGTCGGCCAGATACACGACCCACCAGCGCACCGGAGGTCCTGCCCTGACCGAGTTTACAGGCACCGATGCCCAAACTATTACGTTTGACATTGAGCTGGCTGCATACCTCGGCGTGAATCCCGCCAAGGAGCGGGAACGGCTGAAAGAATGTGTCCTCAACGGGACTACGCTACCGTTCGTTCTCGGCAATGTGGTCTACGGCAGCTATCGGTGGGTTATCAAATCTGCAAAATTTAAGACCCTGCACACAAACGCTTTCGGTACGCCGACATGGATTACCGCAAGCGTTTCTTTGTTGGAATACCAGAGAGAATGAGGTGATTTTTGTGAGCAACTACTTGGTATCGGCAAACGACCTGACCACCATTTCCCTTGGAGAACAGGATACCGTGACCAGCGTTCTGCAGAACATCGCCGTCATCCTATCCACGCCGAAAGGCACCGTGCCGGGCTACCGGGAGTTTGGCATCGACATCTCGGATATTCTTGACCGCCCGGAAAACGTGGCGCAGCCTATGCTCTGCGCCGCCATCAAGGAAGCCATCGAACGGTTTGAACCGAGAGCCACTTATATGGGGACTACGTTCAAATCCTCCAAGGACAACCCCGGAACGATGCTTCCCGTTGTGGAGGTGAGCATCAATGCGTAGTACCGCAGACCACCAGTTCATCAGCACCGACGTTGACGAGCTGGATGCGCTGCTCTGTGCGGGGTATGAGCAGCTTTTTGGCACACCCGTGCGCCCCGGCAGCCCGGAACGGCTGTTCATCTCGTGGATTGAGGACGCGATAATCTACGAGCGTGCCCTCAACAACCACGCTGATAACCAGAATCTACCCAGCCGGGCAGAGGGTGAGAATCTGGATGCGCTGGCGGAGCTGTTCTACTTGCAGCAGCGTCCAAAGCCCACTGCGGCAACCTGCACCATGCGCTTCAACATCAGTGAGGCGCGGCAGAGTGCAATCCTCATTCCTTCCGGCACTCGCGTCACGGACGCAAACGCCTCACTGTATTGGGCAACCACGGCAGATGAATATGTGCCTATTGGTTCGACCTACACGGACGTTACGGTGGTATGCCAGACCTCCGGCACTGTCGGAAATGACTTTGCGGTCGGTGACATTAACACCATTGTTGATGTGTACGACTACTATTCTGGCTGCTCCAACGTCACGGCCAGCGCAAACGGCAGCGATGCCCCGGACGATGACGAGTTCTACCAGCTTCTGCTTGATAGTCAGGCAGCGTGGTCCAGCGCAGGGCCTGTTGGCAGCTACAAGTATTTCGCGAAGAGCGTGTCTACCAAAATCGCCGATGTGGTGGCGAACAGCCCAAGCCCCGGCACTGTCTGCCTGTACGCCGTCATGGATGATGGCAGCATTGCCCCGGACGAAACTAAGAAAGCGATGGTGGAAGTTTGCTCTGCCGATGAGGTACGGCCTCTGACGGACCACGTCATTTCTGGTGATCCTGATGTGGTGAACTACAACATCGATCTGACCTATTACCTGACCCGCGATGGAGATATTTCCGCCGCGGACGCACAGACCCGCGTAAACGAGGCTGTGCAGCAGTACATCAGCTGGCAGTCCGGCAAGATGGGCCGGGATATCAACCCGGACAAGCTGCGGTATCTGCTGCTGGAAGTTGGCATCAAGCGCGTGGACTTGCAGCAGCCCGTTTTCACCCCGCTGGAAGATGGCAAACCGTCCGTTGACCTGACCTCCGACAAGGTGCCGCAGGTAGCAAAGGCGGGCACGGTCACTGTGAAGAGCGGAGGGTACGAGAATGAATAACGGCCTGACCGCCGAGCGGATGATGGATTCCTTCCCGCTTGCGCTCCAGAAAGACCCGAAAATGGTTGCTCTGGCGCACTCTATCGCCAACGTGCTGGAGCAGCGGTTGGATGAAATCAACCTCGGTCAAATCTACACGCGCATCGACCAGCTGCCGGAAGACCTGCTGGACATTTTGGCAAAGGACTTCGCCGTAGACTGGTACGACCACGACTGCGACCTCGCTGCAAAGCGGCGCACCATCAAGTCTGCGCCCTATATCCATCGTCACCGGGGAACCGCCGGGGCTGTGCTGCGGGGCATCCGGGCTATCTATCCCGGCTCCCGGCTGGAGGAATGGTGGCAGTATGGCGGCGAGCCGTACCACTTCCGGGTCATGCTGGACATGAGCGGCTCCGATGCGTCCTACGTCAGCACCGAACGTGTGCTGTGGGCCATCGGCTACTACAAGAGCCTGCGGTCGCACAACGATGGTGTATACTACCAGAGCACGTTCGGCATCGAGATCGTGACCAGCAGCGGCTATATCGTGTATGCGGTGCGCCGCTGCGGCACTTTCCCCAAAACGGCCACACAGGGCGGCATCTCCGCTGGGAATATCATCATCGTTACGGACGAGTTCGGCGGCAGCTACGCTCACCCCCGCACCGGGCAGCTTGACGCTGGCACGTTCCCGGCCACAGCCACACAGGGCCGCACTGCCGCCTCGGAAATCGAGGTTTTGACGGTGGACAATGGTGGAGCCTATGCACCGGAGAAACTGGCTGGAACCTACCCGGAGACGGCCACGCAGGGCTTCGATGATGCGGGGTATGTTGTTGTGCAGACCGCAGACGGCAGCAGCACATACGCGGCCCCGGCATCCGGCGACCTGACAGCCGGTCTGCATCCGGCAACCGCCACATCCGGCGGTACATCAGGCGGAGGGCTTGTTGCCGAGGAATCCGGCCTCGGCGTTTCTTACATCGCAAAGGTGTGCGGCAGCGCACCGGGAATAAATTTTTAAGGAGGTAGCAGCATGATTGATTCGGCTGGCTTCGCAGACCTGCGGGGCTATCTCAAACGGCGCATTGCCTGTGCGCGTTTCCGTGTCGGCTCGACCTACTACACCGTTCCGCTTTCCGGCATCGACATTCTGGCTGATGGTACTGTCCGCGCCAGAGTGTCCATCACCGGGCTGGGCGAGATTACGGTGAATCGTGTGGAGCTGCTCAACTCGGACAATCAGGTCTGGGCGCACGAGGACGTAAACATCAAAATCTCGACAGGTCAGACTGGTATTCTGTACTGGTTCGACTTTACCTTTACCGAGAAGAAAAAGGAGGAATGACCGTGTACGCAAAAACGGTATGGCTTGACCATGTAACGGACAAGCCCGGTCTGTACGTCATCACCGACAACCATGACGGAACATGGACCATCACTCCCGCTGGCAAGGTGATGCAGCAGGGCACCCCTCAGGATCAGGCACATTTCAATAACATCGAGGCGGGCGTGTGGGACCTGTATGCTGCATTCGGTATGCTGCTCAACGAGGTTCGGCAGCGTGGCTGGCAGCTGGACGAAACGGTTGCTGGCATCGACAACACGTGGCAGATCGTGTCCGGCAGCGTTGACTTGACCAATGCTCGTACCTATCCCTGCAACAACTCCAAAAAGAGCGTGTCGCTGGGCAAAAACATGGGCAGCACCAGCTATCTGGTTATGACCGAACTGGTCAAATCCGATGGTCCGGTCGGGGATATTGAGGTCAGCGAGAAGCTGGTCAACGGCTTCAAGCTGGCCTACAACGGCTCCGCAAAGTCTGCCACCATCAAATACATCGCAATCGGAGGTACTCTGAAATGACCGTTATCGAGAAAAATTCCGGCACCAAGATTCCCTACGAGGTCGTCAAGAACAAAATCTGCTTCGATGATGACCTGACCATCAACCTCGCCAAGCGCGAGGACGACCGTGACGTTCACATCGATGTGTGCTACGACAGCTATGGTGAGCTGGTCATCGGCGCAGCTGCCGGCCGCAGCTATGTGGCGGAAATCGATATCCCTGCCCGCCAGTACACCCAGCCGGAGCCCATTGAGGAAGTGACCACAGACGGCGAGGAGAACGCCGAGGGTGGCACCCGCATGGGCAACAGCACCCCGGCGGAGCCGATTCCGTTCTCCATGAACAATGTGACCCTGACCCTGTGGGCCATCGACTGATAGGAGGTAACTACTATGGCTGCAAATTTTGACCTGACCAATCTGGCCGTCACTGGCCTTGCACCCGGCAATGAGCTGATTTACGACAATGCCGGTATGCCGTCCATCATGGTGAAGATCCCGAAGATGACCTACAAGCAGTTGGGCATGGGCGAATCCGCCGCTGTGCATCCGGCGTTTATCGTCAACGGGCAGGAAGTGGACGCAATCTACATCTCCAAGTACCAGAACATCGTGCAGGATGGCCGCGCATACTCTCTTGGCGGCGTTGACCCTGCGGCATCGCTGGATATGGACCACGCACGCCAGTATTGCGAGGCTAAGGGCGAGGGTTGGCACCTGATGACCCGCATGGAGTGGGGCTTGATTCAGCGCATGTGTGAGGCTGCCGGCTTCGTTCCGAAAGGCAACAACAACTATGGCCGCCACGACAGTGAATCGTTCTATAAGGCTATCCCGACCTATATGAGTGGTGGTAAGATTGGTCGTGTCGCAACTGGTACTGGCCCGCTGACATGGTATCATGACAACAGCCCCAGCGGTATTTCTGGTCTGACTGGAAACGTATGGGAGTGGATGGGCGCAGTTCGTTCTGTGTATGGCGAAATCCAGTTCCTTGTCAACAATAACGGCGCAGACAGCGCACACAGCCAGTCTCCGACCTCGACCGAGTGGAAAGCTATCAGCTGCGTGGATGGTAGCTTTATCACCCCGGACGGAAAAGGCACCACCGCCAACTCCGTCAAGATTGACATCGTGGGCGGCAAACTTCAGTGGGCCAAGACCATCACCCACAAAAATGCGGATGGTGATTGGCCTAGCTGCACGTTTGGCTCTATCACTTGCAGTGCGGACATTGGCGCAAATGCAAAACTGCTGCTTCAGGCGTTGGGTATGATGCCTTATTCCAGCTCCGATCTGTGCGCAGGTCATACCTGTTGGTTCCGTAATAGCGATGAGGAGCGCGCTTTCTTTTCTGGTTGCAGCTGGCGCCACCCCTCCCACGGCCTCGGCTCGTTCAGCGGCTACAGCCCGCGGTCCGGCGTGGACGGTGATGTCGGTTTCCGCGCCGCTTACTGCAAACTGCCGTCTGTGACCTGATGACTGCGCGGTAGCGCAGTCACGTTCCCCTCGACCCCGCGAAGCGGGGTCGTTTATAAAATTGATTTTTTCTGCATCGGTGGATTTTGCCGTTTTTCGGTAAAATCCACCGAAAAGCAGATTTTCAAGCTGTTTTCTGTTATACTGACCCGCGTTCGGAAGGAGGTCTACCGCATGGAAGGAAAACAGGACGAACTTTTTACTGGTCCGACCCTACAAAAAATCGAGGATATGATGGAATATGCGTATCCTGTACTCCAGCAGTTCCCAAAATCCGAAAAGTTTGCGATGGCAGCCGACATGAAACTCGTTATGGATGTGATGCTTGAAAAGGCTGTGGAAGCGCAGAAAAAATACTTCAAAAAGACCACGTTGCAGGAACTGGACGTTGCAAACACAAAATTGCAGCACTACCTGCGTGTGGCATTTCGACTGCGGTTTGTTTCTATGCACAAGTACGAGGTATGGAGCAAGCAGCTTGTCGAAATCGGAAAGTTGTTGGGGAGTTGGCTCAATACTGTCAAGGCCAACTCGAAAACATAGGGAACCAGCCGTCACGCGCTTTCTTTTCTGGTTGCAGCTGGAACAACCCCTCCAACGGCCTCGGCTCGTTCAACGGCAACAACCCGCGGTCCAACGTGGACGATGATATCGGTTTCCGCGCCGCTTTGCCTCCAAGCCAGATACTGCAAGCTCAAGGGCTTGCTCTCAGTGCAGAGGTGATAAAGGGGCTGGTTCCCTTGGTTGCATTTCGCAGCCTAAAAATATTAGCCTCGCAGTCTGCGTTCCGACGCTATAAGCGTACGGCGCACGCTGTTCGGCGACCTCAAGGAGTTGGATTTTTTGGAAAAGCACCGACACGTTTTCGAGCGTTTTGCAACGTTCGACAATTTGTATGACGGTTACCGTAAGGCAAGTAAAGACAGGCGTTATCAGGGATGTGTGCTTAGGTACACCGACCACCTTGAGGAAAATTTGATAAACTCGGTGAATCAGCTTCAATGGCATGAATATCATGTTGGCGAACTTCACCAATTTTATGAATACTACCCCAAGAAGCGCATCATCAGCAGCCTGCCGTTCTATGACCGAGTGATAAACTGCGGAGCCTACAATGTTCTGTGGCCTATCTATTTGAAGTCTATGTACGAGTACAGCTACGGAAGTATCGATGGACGAGGGCCTCTAAAGGCGGCTTTTGACATTCAGCAATGGATGCGAAACGCAGCAAGGATGAATGGAGATTGGCGTGTCGTCAAGCTTGACATTGCCAAATTCTTCTTTCGGATTCCTGTTGATGTTCAGCTGCGAGAACTTACTCGCCCGCTGGACGACCCAGATATGGTGTGGTTTCTCGAAACGGCCGTCCGGGCGGATGGTCGTCCGTTGGGGCTTCCTGTTGACTGCACCGACGTAACCACGGCTGAACGCATATCCGGTGTTGGGATGCAGTGTGGGTCAATCATAAGCCAGATGACTGGAAATGTTGTTCTCACGCCTCTGGATCACTACATCAAGCGCACAATGCACGTTCCGTACTATGCTCGGTTTATGGATGATATGCTTCTGCTGGTCGATGGGAAAAAGGCAGCTTGGGAGGCCGTGGAAGAGATTGACGGATATCTCCGTGAAAATCTCGGCTTGCAGCTCAACAACAAAACTGCCGTTATTCCTCTCGGCCATGCGGTCGAGTTCGTTGGCCGCAAAATTTCCCCTGATAAAATTGAACTGCGGCGGCAGACTTCTCTCGGCATGAAGAAGCATCTTCGGTATGTCCGAGAGGCCTATGGCCGCGGCGAGGTTCCACTTGAGTACGCCCTGAGCGTGATTCAGAGCTATCTGGGCTTGATGCAGGGCTGCAACAACGATGCCCTGCGAAATCAGATTCTTGAGGACTACGTTCTGGTTCGCCACTCAGATATGCTGGATGCAGCAGAATAAAATCAAAAGGCAGCTTCACCCGCCTGGGTGTGGCTGCCTTTTTTGTGCAGGAGGACACAATGAGTATCCAAGAAATACTGACGGCGGGGGGCGGGACGCTGATAGTCCTCCTTACGCTGGTCCAGATCGCCCCCATCAAACTGAATCCGTGGTCGGCCATTGTCAAATGGATCGGGCACGCTCTTAACGCCGAGGTGTTGGAGAAGCAGCAGGAAACTCAAAAGAAGCTGGATGAACACATCCGGGTCGATGATGAGCGGAATGCGAACCTTCTTCGCACCCAGATTCTGCGCTTCAATGACGAACTGATTGACGATAAGCACCACACGAGGGAGCATTTTATCGAGACTTTGGCCATCATTGATGCCTATGAGGACTACTGCCGCAGTCACCCCGACTACAAAAACAACCGCTGCATCTGTGCGGTAGCGAATATCAAACGGGTGTACAATGAGCGGCTTCAAAAGCACGACTTCTTATAAGGAGGCATGAAGCGTGAGTGTTATCACCTATAAGCGCGGCGACAAAACCGCGCTGACGAAGAATTTCAGCCGGTACGAGTTCGACTGCCCGTGCGGCTGCGGAACTCAGATGGTAGACCCGGAGCTGGCCGAGAAGCTCCAGCGTATCCGGGATGTGGTCGGGAAGAAGATCAAGATCACTTCCGGCTACCGCTGTCTGAAGCGCAATCAGGACGCTGGCGGCGGTACGAATAGCCGTCACCGCTACGGTATGGCCGCCGATTGGAGGCTTGAAGATCGGAGCCTGAACCCGGTCGCTCTGGGTATCCTTGCCTCGGCGGTCGGCTTCGGCGGCATTGGCATCTACTGGTACGCCGGGAATATGTTCTGCCATGCCGATACGCGCGGGACAAAGGCGACGTGGCTGTGCGATGCAAAAAAGCACTACCCGTCCACGACCTACCTGAAGTTCGTCCTGCCGACCATCCGCCGGGGTTGCACCGGGGATGCAAACCGTGCAGCCACGAAGATGCTCCAGCGGCTGCTGGGGCTGACCCCGGACGGCATTTTCGGCGAGGGCACCGAGAACGCTCTGCTGAAAGCGCAGGAGACGCACGGACTGGCCGTGGACGGCATCTGCGGCCCTGCCAGTTGGCGGGCAATTTCTGGGGCCAACAAGTATCTGTGACATAGGAGGAAACCATCATGGAAGCTATTCTGAGTTTTATTCCCGTGCCTGTCGCTGTCATTCTGATGGCGGCGGGTTTTATTTCGCTGGCAGTCGGCGGTATCCGGCTGGGCTACAAGGCTACTGTTAAGAATCTGGCGCTGGATCTGGTGAACCGGGCTGAAAAGTCCATTATGGGTTCGGGGCAGGGGGCGAAGAAGAAAAAGCAGGTCTTCGCCGCCCTCCGCGCCAAATGCCCGGCCATCATCCAGTGGGCAATCACGGATGAAGTGCTGGATGCGGTCATTGAGCGTGCTTTTGACGCTATGACCGCGGCGCTGAGTACCAAAAAGGCTTGACGGATATAAAAACGCCAGCTAAAATAGAACCACTTGAAAAGCTATGGCTTTTGTAGAGAGTGGCATATCTTGAAAAAGATGTTCCACTCTTGATTTTTACATTTCGCCGCCCCGGCGGCATACAAAATCCCCCTGCATTGACTTCATCGGCCAGTGCAGGGGGATTTTTTTGTTTGTAAACTACCAAATGTCGCCGTCATCGGCTTCCTCATCTGGGGTGAGGGCTTCCAGCATATCCGCATCCAACTTACCCAAATCAAGGGAAATGCGCTTGCCGGTATAATAGCCGATCACAGTCAAAACCGTGCCATTGAAATTATATTGTTTGCTTCCGCGCAGGATGCGGAGAGCCTGCTCCAAATCATTCATATAGTAAACCTCATCCTATTTTGGTAATGTAAAAGCGGGTGGATCCTTTTGTCCAAGGGTTGTGCTTGTCTTCTTCCTCGAAGCGCTTCTTCATGGAAAGCGCCTGTTCTTCTGTGCAGGTTCCGCCAACGATTTTGTCATAGCTGTTTTTCACATAGTATTTGACACCGACGGCGGCGCCGTGCTGAAGCGCTTGCTCAAGCGTAAGCATTCAGTTCATACCTCCCATCAATCACCGAACATCCGGCGCTCAGCGGCTTCCTGGCGCTCTTTTTCAATCATGGCGGCAATCCGGGACTTCTCTTTGGTGCTGAACCCCCAAGCCTTTTCGCAGGGGATGGCAACAATGAAGCCGTCCTCATGGATGCCGTATTCATTGAAATCTTCGTCAACGTACCGCTTGCAGTTGTGCGGCCGGTCGTTGAAGTCGTATTCGACCTCATCAGGAATGCGGGTCAGCTTGCCCTTGATGGGAAAATTGTTCAGCTTTGCAAACTCTCGGATGGTCATGGCGCTTCTCCTTACTCAATCGCTTCTTCAATGCTGCTGGTGGCATCTTCCAGACTGCTTACCGCATCGGACAGGCTTTCACAGATTTCCTCGGTACGCTCGTACCGCTCGCCGCTCTGGAAGTTTTCAGGGATGTTGTCCCGGTATTCTTCTTCCTCGGTCTGGATTTCCTCAAGCTGCATCTGGAGGGTTTCAAGCTGGTCAACGATGGCCTGCAGGGCCTTTCTGCGCTCTCTGTTCATATATATTCTCCTTGATTTTTCATCGGTGGGTGGTTATAATTAAAAAGCGAGGGCGGCGGCTCCTACCCGCCGCCCTGCTCTTACGGATTACTTGTTATCCGTGGGGGTCTCGTTGCTCTGAATGATTCTGTTGGGTTTAATCGTGATCGTTATCCGCTCTGCAAGATCGGGATGTTCGACCAAGATTTCCAGCAGCTCTTTCAGAGCTTTTACTTTTTCATCCATCGGTCTGTTCTCCTTTCCGGTGAGCTTCCCGCTCCTCCTGACACCTATATTATACATCTTTTTGATTTACTTGCCAATGAAAAAGATAAACTTTTTTGATTTCATTGCAAATATTTTTGGTTGACAAATAGCTCAAAAAGATGTATTCTTATAATCAACAAGGAGGTGTTGACATTATGAGTGTTTCGGATGTTATCAAGGGTCTCTTGGCAATGTCAGGAAAGAAACAGGCCGAACTGACAAGCGTTTTGGGAATGAGCAGCAATCAGGCTGTAAATAATAAAATTAGGAAAAATAGCTGGTTTGCCAGTGATCTTCTCAAAGTGGCAGAATTATGCGGATGTAAGCTGGCTTTTGTGATGCCGGACGGTCAGTGCATATATCTCAGCGATGATGAACAGGAAAAATAAAAGGAACAGCCGCCAGCAAACATCGTAATGCTGGCGGCTGTTCCTTTAGTCAGAGGGTAGTTGTTTGACCTGAGAAGCGCCGAAGAATGATGCCCTGTAGGTTTGGCCGTCCCCCTTGCTGCTGTGGATAAGCACCGCCTGAAACAGAGCCTTTGCGCCATGCTCCACCATGTACCCGGCGGCTTTCCATCCTGCCCATGTGTTCACAGGCTCGGCCACCCCGGCGGCCTGCTGGGCTTCCTCGATGCGCTGGGCGTTGATCGGGGCGGCCTTTGCGCTGTTCCATGCCCGGTGCAGAGCTTCGGCAAAACTGCCCACGCCCTTGCGATACAGCTTCCATGCCTTGCACATGATGGCGGACAGATCAAACTTTTTCATAATGCCCTCTCTTTCTTTGGCTGAAAAGATAAAATAAAAAGCAGCAGGGGAGTGGGTTACTGACTTAGCATGCGCTCACGACTTACTGCGCTCCCGGCTCTTACTTCGCCCCTTGCCTTCCGGTCGTACTCCCTTGCTGTGATTATAGTATCCTCCATCTTTAAGAAAAAGACAACAGCAAAAACATGAAAATATAAATAAAATAAATTTATTTATCGCCCTGCTGGATGTATTGAGATTGAAGCGGAATTGCGGATTGTATATTTGGATGAGGAAGATTTTGGGCAAAAAAAGTCCCCAGACACCGAAGTGTCCGGGGAAAGGGGATAACTTACTTGTCGGACGTTATGGATCTGCACCGTGGCGTTGCAAGCCTGCTTCGGGTCAAATCATCCAAATCTTCTTCTTGAACCAGAAGATCGGAGATTTTGCAGTCCAAGGCTTTGCAAATCAAATCAAGCTGTTCCAAAGATACCCGGTCGGTCATCTCATGGTAAAGATCATTGATTGTGTTTCGCCGGATTCCAGTTGCGTCTGCAAGTTGCTTCTGAGTCCATCGCTTTTCGCCTAAGCGGACGGACAACAAAATCCTTAACATCAGCCATATCTCCTTTGCGGAGAGTGTAGCATAAAAGGATAATCTATATCAGCAAAATGATATTTGGTATCGTATTTTGATATTTTCGATTTGAGGGCGAGTGTGACTACCGATTGACTACCACGGTGCTTTTTCGTATTTGCGCAGTCCTTTGTAGAATAGCGTATATTCGTTGTTTATTTTTGCTTTTGCACCAATGGAGTGCGGGCTGGAATGACTCTTAATCAGTGGGCCCAGGGTTCGAGTCCCTGGAGGTGCACCAACAAAAGAGCGTTGAATCGTGAGATTCGACGCTCTTTTTCTATATAAGAAAGCAGTTGCACACCGTTTGCACATTTGCCTGAATCAGGGGCGTTTCTGCGCAAGGTTTGCACAGCCTGCTTTCCTTGCAAAAACGGTTCCGCTTTTGTATAATAAAATGAGATGCCGGGCCGGAGCTGGATGCCCGGCCGGGGAACCAGAAGCGGGGAGGTGCGGCAAATGATACGGGTAGCCATCGTGGAGGATGAAGCGGAGATCCGGGAGCAGCTGATGGGATACGTTCAGCGGTACACCCGGCAATACGGGACCGCGTTTGAGGTGAAGACCTTCGCGGACGGATTGGAGATCCTGGAGGATTACCGCCCGGCCTATGACCTGATCCTTCTGGATATCGAGATGAAGCATCTGGACGGCATGGAGACGGCCCGGCGCATCCGGGAACTGGACCCGGATGTGATGCTCGTGTTCATCACCAACATGGCGCAGTATGCCATCAAAGGCTATGCGGTGGGGGCGCTGGATTACGTTCTCAAGCCGGTGCCGTACTTTGCGTTTTCGCAGCAGCTGCAAAAGGTAGAGGCACAGCTGCGCCGCCGCACCCGGCACTATCTGGCGGTGCCGGTGGAGGGCGGCCTGCGGCGGCTGGATACCTCGCGCATTTATTACATTGAAAGCGAAGGCCATCGGGTGCATTTCTACACCGAGGAGGGCGATTTTGCGGCCCCCGGCGCGCTCAAGGCGCTGGAAGAAAAACTGGCCGACCGGCCCTTTGCCCGCTGCAACAGCGGGTATCTGGTCAATCTGGCCCAGGTTCGGGCCGTGCAGCAGAACACGGTGGAGGTGGGGCCTTATGAATTGCAGGTCAGCCGCCCCAAGCGGAAGAGTTTTCTGGCAGCCCTGACCGACTACATCGGGGGTGACGGTCTGTGACGACACTGCCGGATATCCCGCGCCTGTACACGGCGCTGGCCGAGTGGCTGGCCGTCGTTCTGTACGCCCAGAGCCGCCCGCCCCGCTTTGCGCGGAAGATCACCCTGGCCGCCAGCGGGATGCTGGCCGTGATGCTGGGCGTTTTTCTGGAAGCGACCGGCGAGGTGCCCATTGCGTGGTGGGTCCCCTGCATGGGCATCGCGGTGGGGATGCAGTACCTTTACCTCTGGATCACGCGGGAAGAAAACTGGCTGGAAGCAGCCTACGACTGCGCCCGCAGCTTCATTCTGGCCGAATTTGCGGCCAGCGTCGAGTGGCAGCTGCACTGTACCATTTTTCCGCAGCACGGCGGGGGAGAGCCGATGGCGCTGTTTCTGCTGCTGTTGGTCTACAGCGGTCTGTTCGGGGTGATGTACGGGCTGGAGCGCAAGCGCCCCCACCCGACCGGGCATCTGGACGTCAGCAATACGGCGGCTCTGGTGGCCGTCGTCATGGCGGCGACGGCCTTTTCCGTGAGCAACCTGAACTTCCTGAACGGGGAAGTGACCATGAGCGTTTTCTACATCCGGACGCTGGTGGATTTCTGCGGCGTTCTGATCCTGACCGTTGAGCACGAGCAGCTGCGGGAAGAGGCGCTCCACAAGGAACTGACCGCTATGGACAGTGTGCTCCACCGTCAGTACGAGCAGTACAAGCGGAGCAAAGAGGGCATCAAGCTCATCAACCGGCGGTATCATGAGCTGAAGGTGCAGATCGCCGATATCCGCGCCGAGCGGGACCGCGCCAAGCAGGACGCGGCGCTGGCCCGGATGGAGTCCGGCATTTTGCAGTATGAGGCCGAGAACAAGACTGGCAACCCGGTGCTGGATACCTTATTGACGGCCAAAAGCATGGACTGTCAGGAAAAGAACATCCGGATGACCAGCGTGGCCGACGGCCGGGCGCTGGGGTTTCTGACCACGCGGGAAATCTGCACCATCGTGGGCACCGCGCTGGACAACGCCATCGAGAGCTGCGCCGCAGAGCCGGACCCCGAAAAACGGCTCATCCGGACGGCGGTCTATGTCCAGAACGGGTTCGTGATGTTCCGATTCGAGAACTACTGCGCCCAGCCGGTGGAGCTGGGGGCGGACGGTCTGCCCGCGCAGAGCGTCCACGGCGGCTACGATTTGAAGAGCCTGCGTTTGGTGGCGCAGCAGCACGGCGGCAGCATGACCGTCCATTGGGAGAACCGGTGGTTCACGGTGCGGCTGCTGATGCCCCTGCCCAAAGAAAAATGACGACCCGCTCCGTCTCACTTCGTTCGACAGCTCCCCCGAAAGGGGGAGCTTTTGTTGTGCCTGAAAGCACGCGTAAAACCTCGCCCTTCGGGAGAGGTGGCAGTGCGCAGCACGGACGGAGAGGGTATGGCATTCTGCACAAATAACGCCGCCTCTTGTTTGTGTATTAGCACAATAAAAATTGAAATCAATTTGAAGCTTTTTGCAAATTGTGCATCCAAAACGACAGGTTGTGCGGAGAACGGTTCGTTTTGCGGTTTATATGATAAAATGACATCAAGCAAAGGAGTGGACGCACTCCTGAAAACAGCCATGAACCGGGTCGTGTACCCAAAAGAGAAGGAGTTAACAGTTATGGCACAGAAAAAGAAGGACGGTAAGATGATGGGCAAGATCATCAAAACTGCCGTTTCGGGTGTGTTGTGTGTCGCATTGGCAGGCGGTATGGTTGCAGCCAATGTGCTGATCCCGCCTAATGCCAGCAGCGTGCAGAGCATTTTGGGTCTGAAGAGCGGCGGCATCGACAACAGCAAGGCAAAGACCGAAGGCATCAATATGGAATACAGCAAGCCCGGTTTTGATACAGAGGCTGCGCTGGTTGAGGATGAGATCGCTCTGAATAAGAAGATCGCCGCCGAGGGTATCGTTCTACTGAAGAACGATGCGGGAAAGATGCCGTACAGCGCGGATACGACCTTCAGTTTTGTCAGCCATTCGGCAGTCAGCTACATTGGCGGCAATAAGGTCGATATGAAAACTGCTTTTGAAGATGCAGGCTTTGGCGTTAATGAAGCGCTCTGGAAGTTTTATTCCGAAGGCAACGGCAAAGACTACGGTCTGGGCGTTGGTTCCGTTTCCTACGGTGATGACGAGGACTTTTCCATCAACGAATGCCCCTTGTCTGTTATGAAAGCA